AGAAAAAGGTAAATTTGGTTTAGCCATTAAGTTAACTGATAAATATAAGTTAGATAAAGAAAAATTAGGGGAAGCGTACTATGACTAAGTCTTCTGTTGTAAATTCTAATGCACCTTATGAAGATAGAAACAAATTGCCGGAACAAAGACTTTGGCAAGCAGTATTAGCACAGTCTGTGTATGATTTTATCTATGGAGACTATAGAAGTTTACAAACACAAACAGATAAATATGAAGCTAAGAAATGGGTTAATTTAAAAAATACAGATTTTAAATATACTTGTGAACTAGCTGGTTATAGTCCTGAATATATTTATAGAAAAGTACAAAGTGTATTAGAAACAAAAGGAGACAAATGAAACCAATGACTACAGAAGAAGAGTACAGGAATGCAGATGTACCTATGCCTAAAGGGCCAAATGATCTAGAGGAGATCATCAGGGTTTTAGAGACGAGGAACGAGTATCTACATAAGCATATCGAGAAGCTGACAGAAGAAGTACATATGCTTAGAGAAGACAATGTTATGTTAGCAAAACAAATAGATGATAAAGTTAGAAAGATGAGAGAGAGTGGTTTAATATAAACAATAACATAGAAAGGAAAAAATGACAAACATGCACACAATAAGTTACTATTCAAAATCGGATGGTAAAAAAGTTAAACGGCCTTATGATTCAAATTCAGATATGCAATATGAATTTACAGCTAAGAGCACAGGAAACTTATGTAAAAGATATTGGGATGTTTCTAAAAAAGGATGGCGTACAGCTAAGAGCCGTTGGAAAATATCACCAGTTAAGAATAAGAAAAAGAAATGAGAAGCACAACTTCTCTTAACCGTCAATTAAAAGAAAAAATAGTTCCCCTTAAAGGTACTATGAGCTACAGGGAAATAGCTAAGTTATTAAACTGTGGTAAATCTACGGTTCATTATCATTTAACTGAAGGAGCTGCTGAAAAAATAAAAAGTAGAGAAGGCAGACGTGAATGGAGAAAAGTATGGAGATATGTTTATGAAAAAGGAAAACCAAAAACTCCCTATGTGGAAAAATTCTCAAAACTTAGAAAAGTTGGAAGAGCTTTTTTATATGGGCCATCAAGATCAAATGAAAGGAAAAATAGAATGGGACTAAAAAATAAAACAACAAAGTTACTTGATTGCCTTAATCGTATATGGCCTAAGCTAACTAAAAATGGTATGACCAAAGAAAATAATCCAGAGCAGGCAGTTAATCAATGGACAGGAGAATTAGATTTTTACGATGATGGTAAACCTATTATGACTCCTTATGTTCGTTGTAAATTATCAGGTGAGATCATCAATGTAAAAAGCAATGACACACATGTTGATCACATTGATGGAGATAGAACAAACAATAACCCAGAAAATTTTTCTTTGGTTAAAGCAAGATATAATCATATGAAGTCTGATTCTAAATCTTCTGCAGAAGTGTATGAGGTTCTTAAAAAATCAATAAAAGAATTAGAAAAACATAAGAATTATTGGTAAAATAACTTGACAACAATTTATTTACTTGATAATATAGGATTATTAATAACAAATACAGGAGAAGTAATATGTCAATAATACAACAAGCAGTAGAGAGCATAACAGGAAATGTTGCCGCTAATAAATTAGATAACCTTTCTAGATTACAACGTATGAATTGTTTACTAGAGCAATCTAATAAACTAATGGATATTGTTATAGCTAATAAAAAAGAAATAGAAACTCTTAGAGAACAAATTGGTAAATAATATTAATTGGAATAAACTTTATACGTATCCTCCTTGCTCAAGGTCATCTTCGAGTGGGGAGAGATTGTATAATATAGGTAAAGCAAAATTACCAAGTGTCACAACAATACTACAAGCCACTATGCCTGAAGAAAAGAAACAGAAGTTGGCTGAATGGAGGCAAAGAGTTGGCGAAAATAAGGCAGAGTATATAAAAAATGATGCCGCAAAGAGAGGCACGGCAATGCACACTTATTTAGAGTATTATATAGACGGCAAAGGGTTACTAGATTTAACTGAGTTGGGGCAAGTAGCGAGAGCTATGGCTAAGACAATCATAGACAAAGGATTTGTGGATTTAACTGAGTTGTGGGGGTCTGAGGTCACATTGTTCAGCGAAGGTCGCTACGCTGGTGCTACGGACGCTGTAGGGGTATATCAGGGGAGAGATAGTATCATAGATTTTAAGCAAAGTAATAAACCTAAGAGAGATGAGTATATAACTGATTATAAACTACAAATGGCGGCATATGCTACAGCACATGACCAGATGCACGGGACGAGCATCGAGCAAGGGGTTATTTTAATGTGTACTCCTGATAATTTTTTTCAAAGATTTATCATTAATGGGTCAGAATTTAGGAAATGTAGGTTGGAATGGCTCAAAAGAGTAGATCAATACTACGAGATTATGGAAAAAAAGAACAAGAGTCTAGCGGCTAGCGTCGAGTGAGTAAGCAAACAAAGGGTTTTTTAACATATAGGTAAGTAGTGTTTACTAATAAAACAGGTCACACAGTTTTGAATCGATTAGAAGTTAACAATACCAATGGTTATTTAAGGTTGACCTTCAAAAGTGTGAGAACTGTGATGGAAACTGTGCGAGCAAAATGGTGCTCTGTAAGGATAGTAACAGCTTTTTCACAAAATCACACTTTTAAAATAATCTCGCACGTTTATATATTGTTAAAAATATATATAGGTACTTATAGGGAACTTTTTTTGTGGTATACATACGAATTATGAATAAAACTAGGAAGAAATCAAAATACAAACACGCTATAATAAATAAAAAGATATATTATTTTTATAAAATTACATGGTTTGACATCTGCGGAGATAGTGGTTGGTCTACAAAATCTGAGTTTGATATATTTATGCCTAGTGTTATGATTTCTCAAGCCTATGTTTATAGTAAAGATAAAAAAATACTACGTACATTTGCTAGCCACGATGTTAATGACGAGCTGTTTGGAGATAGAAATGTATATCCTATGGGTTGTGTAGTTAAATTGGAAAAAGTGGAGAACTAATGCCTACAAGAGAAAAAGCAAACAAAGGTAAAGTCTTAAACTATGTGCAAGAGCAGTGGGAAAATGCAAAACAAATGAGTATGTTTAAATTTTTACGCAAAGAAGTTAATATTGGAGACAACGGTACTCAAAAATATATGGTTAAACAAGGTAAAAACAAAGGTAAAATACTATGAAATGTTGGCATTGTAACAATGAGTTGATATGGGGTGGCGATCATGACCTTGAAGAAGAAAATGAAGATTATAGTATAGTAACTAATTTAAGCTGTCCTAAATGTTATAGCTTTGTTGAAGTGTATTACCCTAGTGAGAAAACAATAAAGGATAATAAAAACTACGAAAAGAAACGTAAAGTTTAATTCTTAAGATTACTATGTGGTGTAAGTTTCTTAACTTTCTCTTTTAAATCATCTACTTCAACTCCCTCGAGTATAGGTGAGTATTCATTTAAAATTGTTTTAAGCCTCGTCTCTAGTTCCTCTGCTGATAGATCATCTAACTTACCTGTTCTGATAATCTTCTGTTCAATATATAATCCTGCCGCTTTACCTCTTGCAACCTCAGCGTTAATTGCAGCACTATGAGCTCCCTTTTTAGTTGCATTGTCTCTTAATTTTCCAAGTTCTGATATATGTCTTTCAAAAGTAATAGCATATTTTTTTTGGTGTTCTTCTCTAATCTCTCCAATATATTTTACAACAAGAGGATATTTTTTTGGAGATTGTAGTTCACTAGCTGTTATTCTAGCTCTGTCAGGTTCATATCCTGCTTCTGTTGCACATTCTGTACCTGTCATTCTACCCTCATTAGACACAATGAGTTGTGCAAACTTCATTTGTTTTTCTGTTAATCTTTTAGGAACTCCCATATATTGACTTTTACCATTAGTTACCTTAAAAAGTCAATATATGATAAGCGGAAAAGTATTAGCCCAAGTCTTAGATAAAATCTGTAAATCACCTGTGGGTCAAAATGCAAGGATTCAAGTCCGTTTGCCTCGTGGAGAGTTTCACTCGCCTGACGGTTTTTTTGATGTTAAAGAAATTAATGTCATGGAGAATAATATTTTAGGTCATAGAGAAACACATAGAATTGTGTTTGAGTTGGACACAGGAATAGTTCGAATGGGTAAACCTATTAAGAAACTGTAATCTCGCCTGAGCCTGTGACTTTCGCCTGAGCCTGTGATTTTCGCTTGTG